CGGGCAGGGGGGTCTGAGCGGTCATCCGAGCGCCCCTGAGTTGCGTCCTACGGTGCCGTCGGGGAGGTTGCTTCGCTTCCGATTGCAGACGTTGTGGGCGGGACGCAGGAGGTCGTAGTGGTCGGTGCCGCCGTGCGAGGTGGGGATGCTGTGGTCGACGACGAAGCACTGGTCGTGGGGCCATCGGATGGTGAGGTCGATGGCTTGGTGGCAGAAGCAGCACGGTTGGCCGGCTCGCACTTGTTGGGCGATGCGTTTGCGGTTGCGATCCCTGATCGCTTTGGTGGCGAAGGGCATTAGTCGTCGTCCGGGTTCCAGTGTCGGAGGGTGACGTAGCTGCAGCCGGGGTAGGGGTTGTGGATGCCGTAGCACTTGGCGCAGGGTTCTCCGTCGGGTGCGTGGCCGAGTGGGATGTCGAGGGCGTCGAGGATGCGGCGCTCGTAGCCCGCGTCGTCATTTGTCACGGGTGATCCCGTCTCTTGGTGTGGTGCGGCGGCGGGGCGCAGGTACGGCTGGTGGACTTGAACGCGCGCTTCCGTCTTGGCCGTCCTTCCCGTGGAAAGGTAGAAGACCGGGTTGACGCCGTGCCGCCGCAGTCATGGGTTAGGCGTCCTGTGTTGTTGCAGCGATGCCGTCTATTTCCTGGTTCATGCGGTGCTTGAGACTGTCGGGTTTGAGGCTGCCGACTCGCAGTGTGAGCGTGTCTTGCCATGGGTGGATCTGTTTGGCGCCAGCTTGTTCGACGTTCCACACCTTTTCGTAGGTGTCGGCGTGTTCGGGGTAGTGCTGCTGAAACGCATTCGCGGTGTCGGCGTCGCCGCGGGTGACGGCGGCTTGGGCGACGGCGCGACTGAGGGCGTGGTCGTTCCGCGCGATTGCCGTGGCGAGCAGGTGTTGCAGCTCTGCCGGGCTCTGCGCCCGAGCTGCTCGTTCGTCGGCGTCGCGCTGTAGGAATGTCTTTTGGTCTCCGCTCAAACCAGCTGTGCCGAATAGCGTTGCGGTTTCTGCTTTGTGCGCCCGGTTGGCTGCATCGGTGGCGGCTGTCAGCTGCTTGGCTAGGCTGGACATCACGTTGGCGTAGCGGCCTGCGTAGCCCTGTAGCTTTCCTTCTGCGCTGCGCGTGCTGTCCTCTCCGATGTCGGCATACGAGGCGTGGGTTTCGGCGTCGGCGATCGCTGCGTCGGCGAGGTCGTCACGACCGAGTGCGCGGAGCCGGGTGATGGCGTTGCGGACGGCGGCTTCGTTCTCGTCGAGGGTGGACATCAGTGGAGCATCCGTTCGCGGTCGGCTGCCATTGCCGCCAGCGCCGTTCGTTCTTCGGCTTCGCGGCGCATCGCGGCGGAGTGTTCCGCGGTGATCTCTGCCTGGCGGCGCTCACTGACGATGCCGTATGCCGTCGTGACTGCTGCTGCCGCTTTGGCTAGTTCCTTGTCGTCTGGGTGGGTTCCGGCGAGCATCGAGATCAGGCCTGATGCTTGGCCGAGGCTGCGCACCGCGTTCTGCAAAGTGGGGTCCATTGGTGTCTCCTAAGCGGTCAGTTTGTGGACGGTGATGTCGTTACGGTTGATCCACCAGCGGTTGCCGGACCAGGTGGCCGGTAGTCGGCCGGTGTTGCACCATTTGCGGATGCATCTGTCGGTCACCCCGATCTCGTCGGCGGCGTCTCCGGTGCTGATCCATGCCTTTAATTGTGCCTGGTCTGGTTGTCCCGCAGCATGATTCGTTCCGAGGTCGGAACGGAAGCCGGTGGCCGCGAAGTGCAGCGCCACGAAGACCTCGTACGCTTCGGGATCGGAGTCCCGCATGAGGATGCGTCGGTCTGCGGTCATCTTCAATTCCCGCTCGAGCCAGCGAGCCATCCGCGGCGAGACGATCGCGCACCCGTCCTGCGTGAGACGCTTGGCGATTCGCAACTCCAACGACTCTGGCTCAGCCATTGCCAAATCCCTTTGCCGTTCCGGCAAAGGGTTCGTCGATGACAGCCCACATCACTTGTGCCGCTTCGTCCCAGTCGATGCGGGCGCCCCATTCGTACACCGCCCAGAAGGCAACGCATTCGTTGCCGGCGTTGTCTCCGGTGGCGTCCCGCGCGGCCTTCGCGCGTTTCTGCCCCTTGCGTTGCAGGTCGGCGGGAAGGGCTTGCGCGCCGTCGGCGGGGTTCCACACGTCGAGCAGGTGCTCGACGGTGGTGCCGAGGAGGAGTGCGACCGCGTCCACGGTGGCGCCGCTGGGGTCGGTGCCTCGGCGCCACAACGCGATACGTCTCATCAGAAATCCTCGTCGGGGTCCAGCGCGGTGGTGCCGATGTCGTACGTGTCGATGGGGTTCACGCCGCTTTCGGCCACGGCTTCGTTCGCCTTTCGCAGGACGTTGGCGCGTTGGTTCCACGCTTTCCGGCGTGCCTCGGCTAGCAGTGTTCGTGCTTCGTAGTTGCTTCCTCGGGTTTCGATCTCCTCGAGGAACTGCGGGACGACGACACCCGCGATGGTAGACAGCGCAGCCGACATGATGAGCATCGCCGTGCCGGTATCGCCACCGACGGTGGTGAAGAGCCGAGCCAGAATGGCGTCGATCTGGTCGAAGTCTTCACCTGCGTCGAGCAAGTCGAAGCACAATCTTGCGCCCCACAACTCCTTCGCGACAAAGTTGGGCAGCGTGAGCCAATTATCGGAGTTGAGTGCCGGAATCTCCGCGCACTGCTCTTCGAAGGGTTCCTCGATCAGCGACCAGCCGCAGGCTTCATCGGCTGCGGCACGTGCGGCGGCGAGGCGTTCGGGTTGTTCTTCTTTAGTGCGTTCGACGTGCTCGATGTAGCGCCGGGTGGCGGAGATGTGATCTTCCGCGGCAGCGAGGATCTCGTCGGGGCTCATGTCGTCGATGGGGTAGGTAGTCACGCTGTTTCTCCGTTCGTGGGAAGTGATGCGAGTTGGGCTTGCTTGCGGGCCTTAACGCTGCAGAAATCGCACCGACCGGTATCGGCGCGGGCTGGTGCCCGCACGCAGTCAGGGCAAAGCGGTGGGTGTCCCTTTTGATCCGGTGGATCTGGTGATTCCGGTTGACCCGGTTGAAATTCACCACCGGATTCGCCGGGTTCACCACTTCCACCGGATTGAGAGAGGGGTGGGCGTCCGATGCGGAGGCGATGCCAGGTCGTCTCGAAATGGCTACGGAGATACCCCCGAGGGCCGACACCGCCCGGGCGCTGTGAAGTCACCTTGGATGCTTGGCTGATCAGGTGACCGAACCTCTTGGCGGTCAGCCGCTTGCCATAGGGGCTGCCATCTCCCCAGTAGTCGGGATTGTGCGCCACAACGAGATCCACCAGCGATGCCGTCGGTGCGAACCCGTCCAACGAATGCGGGAACACAGCGTGCAAATCGGTCAGCAGCACCATCCCCGGCGGCAGCTTGCGGAGGCCAGCATCGCGTTCGGCAGCGTCCTCGGCCATGTCACGTCCGATGAGTTCATCGACCCGCTTCGACCATCGGTCCCCAGCCGCGACAGCGACCCGCTTGAGGGGCCGCCACTTCTCCTTCGATCGCCCAATGCAGCGAGCAGGGAGGTCGACCTTCATTCCGGTGACGTCATCTCGAACATCAGCAGCGAAGGCTTCGATCTGAATTCTCAACTCAGCGGCATCGTCACTGATGTACTCCCAGTCCGAATCCTCGACTACGCCATCCAGGTCGGGCATCAGGAGCAGTCGAATGCACCGACTCAGGGTGTCGTCCGGCAGGTTTGGTGAATTGCCCGCCAAGGCGACTGGACCGAAGGTCGACATCTCCTTCGGCTCCCAGCCACCACCCTTCGTCGGAACGAGCACAGGACGTGTCGCGCCCCGCCGATAGCCGCTGTTGATGATGCCGATCAGGTCAGGGACACCCGGCTTGTCTGGGCGCAGTGAACGATCCACCTCGTCGAGCAGGATGGTGCGGGGGCCGTCCTCCAACAGGCGTGGCAGCAGTGCCGGCGAGGACACCGTGGCTGCTTGGACTGGTCGATAGGCCAGTCGGCTGAGGTGATCGAGGACGGTCGTCTTGCCAGAACCTGGCATCGTGGAGTCGATTTGCAGCCGCGGAGTGGTGTACAGCTCGAAGGCGAGCCAGGTGCTCACCGTCCACACGGCCAGGAGCCACACGTCCCGGGGATCCGTGACGGAGATGAAGCGGTTGTACCAGGCTTCCAGTGCGTCCAAGACACCTTCACCGTTGATAGGCGCGTCGTTATCCATCCACGTCACCTCGCAATTCAGCGAGGCGTGCACCGACACCGCGAATGCCCGTCACGGCCTGTTCGACGAGTGCGCCGATCTCGGCTTCTGATGCCGTCTCCGACACCGACGTCAGTGCGTTGCCGAAGGATTCGACATTCGACCGGAACGACTCCGCAACGAGGGCAGCTCCGTAGTTGTATGCCGCGGACGGGCACGCGCCGGAGGTAATGGCCTGGTTCAGCCAGACCGCCACGGCGCGTACGTACTGGCCTCCACGCTTCAAGTCGTCCTTCACCAGTTGAGGCTCCGGCGGCGTGTTCCGAAGCGCCAAGGCACGGATGGTGCCCAGCACCGCTCTACCGGCGGCGTCGTCGACGTCGGAGTCCTCGACGAACCTCAACACTGACTTCGCCTCGTCCGCCGTGCTGTAAAGCAAGGCGCCAGCGAAAGATTCGGCCACGGAAGGGACTTTCCCCGCGGCCTTCACTTGGTCACCGCCTTGGCAGCACACTTCGGTCCCAGGTGGAGCGCCTTGGACCGTTCGGTGGTCAGAGCATGCCCACAGACCACACACGAAATCGCGACCGTGTACCCCAACTCGGAGAGTTCAGCGAGCAGTGCTGCTTCGCGACGCTCATCGGCGGAAGGTGTCGAATGCCGCCGGTCAGGGCTAGAATTGAGAATGTCGGCGACTGTGGTGGTGGTTGACTTCGGAGAGGGCCCGTCTGCGGAGGCGGGCCTTTTTCGTGTCGACATCAGGCGGCACCGCCTGCCCGCAATAGGGCGGCAATCCGCTCCCGCTGTTCATCTGTCAGCGGTGGTGCTTCAGAGATAACTCGCCGGACGTGGTCCTCAATCTTCAACGCGGCCAGGTTCTGACGTGCGTCAACGAGGTCTGGATCGTCGGGAAGTCGATCTCGCGAGAACGCGGCGACTTTAGCTCGGTAGTGCGCGGTGGCCTTCGAAATAGTGGCCATGGGATGCCTCCAGCATGGAAGAACTCATCCCCGCTGGGGGCCAAAAGGCATTCGGTGCTAACGCTCCGCGCTGCCAGAGAGCTTAGCTCGTAGTTCCTTCAAGCTCATCTCCGACTCGCCGTACGCGTCGAAAATCAGGTTCAGCTTCTCCTCACTTGCGGGCACAGTGGTACTACACGACTCACACCGGAGGTTGTAGCGAAACACGTAGCGGGGATCTGCGTCACTGAGTGCCTCACTTGCCGCTGCATATTGCGCTTCAACGCGGGAAAGTGGTCGGCCAGTCGTGCTTTCGAACCCCAGCCTTACGTCGCCGCGATAGCGCAGTCCCCGTGCCGGTGGCAATATCCACCGGCCAGCCGGGTTGCGACCGAAATGCCACCGTTTTCCTCCCTGACAGCAGTAAATCGTGATCGAGGCATAGTCGTGCTGGTCCATCTAGTGCCCTCCCTTCCAGACGACTTCGACGTATTCAGGGTCGAAGCGGCGCAATCCCTTTGGGGCCTTGTTGACGGTGACGGTCATGAGTTGGTCGATGATCTTGCCGCGAATGTCCGGGCTGAGCTTGGGCCAGCGGTCCTCCAACTGTCCAGGGCCCTGCACAGTTCCGAGAAACTCTGCAGCGGGGTTCCCATGGGTGGCGGCCGCAAGTTCGGCGTCCAAACTGGCTAATGCGTTGGCCAGTTCTGCGGTCCCACGTTTGAGTTGTGCGGAGTTGATGCTCCCCTCTGCGAACAGTGCGGCGAGTTCGTCCATGCGGGCCTGCAACGCGGATTTCTGGGTGTGCAGTTGGCCGACGTCCACATTCGAATTGCTCAACGCGTTGAGCAATTCGGCAGCGTCGGGTCGGGACAGGCGGCCGATGACGAGGGCATCGACATACTCATCGAGCGTCACGCCTTGGCGCCGAACGTGGAGATTCTGGTTGCAGACATAGGCCCGGACCTTCTTGCTGCCCGGATGCCATCCGTTGAGAGTCCCGCCACAAACCCCGCATCGATAAACACCACTGCCTTGATACTTCCGTTCGAAGCCCAAAGCGACATTGCGGGATGGGTCGTCGAGGTACGCCACGATCCCGTGGTGGGTGTCCTCATCGATCAGCGGTGTCCAGTTGCCCTTGCCCACCACCTTGCCCTGATGCACGACGAGCGCGGCATAGCGGGGATTCATCAGCACACGGCGAATCATCGTGGCGCGCCAAGCGCCAGCCGCCCCGGCGGTCTGTAACCCGGCCTCGTTCCATTCGCGCACTACCTGCCGAATGCTTTTGCCCGCCAGCACGTCGACCACTGCCTTCTGGATAGCGGTTGCTTCGGGCTCCAGCGGTTCACCCTTGAGGGTGTATCCAAACGGTCGGCGCGACGTGCTCCACTGACCCGATGCGGCCTTCTGCGCATTGGCCCGCTTGCGGCGTTCGGACCCATGTTCGGACTCTTGGCGTGCGACCGAGCCGAGGATGCGGGCCACCATACGACCTGCCGAAGTGGACAGGTCGAGGGTGCCGCCTTGGACGGTGCGGATCTCGATGCGGTTTGCGTCCGCCAGCGCGATGACGCGCTCGAGGTCCCGCATGTTCCTGTACAGGCGGTCGGTGTGCCAGCAGATTAGCGCGTCGAATTGGCCGGCCTTCATGTCCTCGAGCATGGCTTCGAAGCCCGGACGCTTCTTGCCCGAGTACGCCGAAATGTCGTTGTCATCATAGGTTTTGACGACTCTCCATTGCGCCTTCTTGGCGACGGCTTGGCAGTCCTCGAGCTGTCTGGCGACGCCGAGGCCCTGGCCGGTGAGGTCCGCGGAGATGCGGGTGTAGATCGCTGCGCGCATGAAACGAGTATAGGCGTAGTGCTTGACTATTTGTGCCGAGAAATGTACGACTAGTACACCCTTATCGGTTTCTCACAAGAGGGCCGGGGTTTGTCACACCCACAGAGGAGATTGCTCGCATGACTACCACCACCGCATCAACCAACCCCTATCCCGACGTGGCACTGCCGCCGGGTGCCCACGCCGCTGGTGACTGGGGCGATTGGGATGACGAGCCGCCGTGGCGAATCATCTACGGCCAACGCCATGAGATCGGCGCAATCGTGACCGGCGCGTGGGCCGGCCAGAGGGTCGACGGGTCGATTGAGGCGAACGGCGACCATGACGTCTATGTCGACGTGATGGACGCCGGGTTTCAGTGCGAACGACTCGACCTGTCCATCGCCGAGGCGCGGCGGCTCGCCCAGGCGCTCCTCGCGGCAGCCGACACGGCTCAGGGGTGGCTGCGATGACCATTACAACTCCGAGCAATCCGTTTTACGACGTTGCGGTGCCGCCAGCCGCGGTCACGATCAGCGATTGGGTCGACGTCGACCACCCAGAAGACACGTACCGATCGTTCAGCGGTCAGCGCCGTGGATTCGAGCACGACGAGTGCGCCAGCCGCGGACAGTACATCGAGGCGTTCGGCCTTCAGAACCCAGACGGGACGTTGGAGGAACTCGCGGTCCGTGCCGAGCTGGACGTCTGGGACGTCGGCGGTTATCACCACATATGGGACGACGCCCTGACACCAGCGGAGGCACGTAAGTGGGCGCAACGCCTCGTCTCCGACGCGCACAAGATCCTGATCCTTGCTGACGCGTTCACCCAGGCGGCGGACGAGGTCGAAGGGTGGGCGGCACGATGACAGCCGCCGAGGATGACTTCCGACGCCACCTCATGCGGCAGATCAACCAGCTCACCACCACAGTTCCCTTGCGCGAGCTGACGACCGCCGAGATGGTGTCTTTGGTCAGCCTCTTGATCCCCGCTCACACCCGGGTCCTCGAGGCGACAGCACCGACGGCACAAGTGCTGCAGTTGGTGTCGAGGTGAACTCGGTGGACGGCATCCTGGGCATCTGCGCCGAGGAGGTGCTATACGAGTTGAAGCAGTTGATGGTTCGACTTGACCCGGCCGTCGATCTGACGACGGCCGAGGCCGTTGCGATCCTCGCCATCTTGCGTGGTGCCAACGCTCGCCTTGGTTATCTGCCGGTGCCACCGCAGCCATCAAGGCAGCAACCCCGCACGGGACGCCGACTCCAATCCGTCTAAGTCTCTATCTACTGTTCGGCCCTGCTCCCGCTTTCCGGGGCAGGGCCGACCTTTTCCCGGTCCCGGGAAAAAGGGTCCGATCTGAAATCGGAGCCCCTGCCGTCAGCGGCTCGGATCGAAAGGAATCAGAAGACCGAAGCCGAACGGCGAGCTTGGTGGAAACAGCCGTCGCGCCTCGGCGGCAAACTTTGGTACTTGGGTCCGCAGTGCGTCAAGGATGTCGTGCGGCGTAAACGACGGGTTCGTGTACGAGTCAGACATACCTTGGACGACTGATCTGGTCGCCTCTTCGTACAAGTCAAGCTGATCGAGAAGGAAGTCGTCAGGATGCACGACCTTGATCTGGTAGGGCTTGAGCGCGTCGTCGGGAAAGTCCTTGAGGTTGGTAGTGACTATGACCTCGGCCCGTTCCCTCACGGCAGCAGCTAGTACGTGGCGATCTTTCTCGTCGTTCTTCATGCCGCCGATGAGATCCTTGTAACCCGTGACCTCGGCATCAATGAAGTTCTCACGCATCATGCGAATGCGGTAGTCGGCACGCTCCTCGGAAATATCAAGCTTCCCAATCATGGTGCGCCGAGTTTCGGCAAGGATGTCTTCCGACCACAGCGGCCGGTAGGTCCCCTCATCGGCAAACCGCAGAAGCGCGTCGACGAGTGGGTGGGGGACGAGCACGCACGCATCCAGCACCACAGGAAACGGCATGCTCGACGACCCTCCCTACTTATCTTCCGCTAGCGCCGCCTGAAGCTCACCCAAGGCATCGCGACTGAGGTCGCCCAGCGCAGCTCGCCTGCTTGACCGGGTTTCTTGCTGGTAAGCAAGCAAAGCATCAAGACTGACTCGGCGATGACGTCCGGGCTTCTCGAACGGGATTCGACCGTCTTCAAGCAGACGGACAAGTGTAGGCCGCGAGATGTTCAAGAGGTCCGCAGCTTCTTGCGTCGTCAACTTCAGGTGGCGAGGAACCAAAGAGATCCCCTTGCCCTGAGAGAGGGCCAACACAACGTTGTAGAGAGCCTCGCGAACTGGCTCCGGGAGCATCGTCGGATGGCCCGCATTGCCACAAACAGAAACTTCGGGCGCGCCAAGCGCCTCCAGCAGGGAAGTCAAGTCCTGCGGTTCACGTGGTGGAAGTAAAGTCCGTTCCTGGACGGCGGCGGCGGTCATGCACGCCATTGTAAAACGAACAAAACGAAAAGTCCACCGCCTGACCTGCAGGTTTCTCGCTCAGCGATTAAGGATACTTAACGCAACTGCGCAGCGAGGGCGGACTAAAGGTTAGACGAAGCTCGGGCGGCACCTCCGGCCAAGCAATCGATCGGCGAGGGTGCCCTGGCCACGGTTTACACCCCCCGATTTTCCACACCGAAGCAAGAGCGGTTTCCATGTCGGTGGTCGCCGCTACGGTCCCACCCCATGATCGTGAAACGCATCACCCAAGTGACGTTGACGCGAACAACCGAGCGGACACCGGGTGACCACACGACCTATCCCGGCACCGAACTATTTCGCGTGGTGTACACCCTCACGTCGAACTTGGGCAAGGTCGAGACACTCCGACAGTCCCACTACACCGAAGCGGCTGCGCGGCAGCACGTCGCCAACCTGGTGGAGCAGCGCGTCGAGGGCTTGACGGTCGCCGCCGTCTACAGTGAGTTTGCTACCTGAGGGGACGGCAGGGCCAGGGGACTGAATGAGCGACTTCATCAATGCTGTCTGGGAGACGGTCCAACACTGGCCCTGGGCGACGATCGCCGCCTTCGCGGCAGCTGCCGCAGCAATCTGGGCAGTTCGACTCGAGACACGCGACCGAGACACGCTGCTCGCTCGCGAGACCGTCGTCGACGTCAACTCCGCCGCAGTGATCTATCACCGCGAAGTGATCGAGTTCCTCACCGCGGTTCGCGCCCACATCCGCAAGCAGATCAGCTCTAGGGAACTCAACGATCAGGCTTTCCCGCGGCTATCCGAAGCCATCACCGCGATGGATCGGCACCTGAAAACCGCCCGGATGAATTGCAACGATTTCACGATGCAAGTCCGAATTGCGGCGGCGGAGATGCATATTGCCGCCCTACTCGAGACAATTGACCCTGCGCGCCAAGTCGGCATTGAGAGCCAGCGTGACCGCTTGGACCGAATCATCGAGGACGGATTCCAGAGTTTGCAGCAATTCGGGGACGCCAGCGAGGCGCTAGTTCAGCATGGCTTTGATCGGTACTCACCGCGCCGCGGTCTGCGCTATCGAATCGCGAAGTGGCGGTGGGATCGGACGGTCAAAGCGGAGCAAGCCAAGCTGGACGAATCCACGACCTGACACACACGTGTCACCTCGGCAGGTTCCACATCGCCGCTGTCTGCCGGGTCCTCGACTGGTCCAGGTGGTTCATGCGTTCCAGCAGGTCGGCGTTGCTGGCGAAGGTGGAGCCCTCGAGGTGGATGCCGTTGTCGACGGTCGTCGTGTTGCCCGGGCCGGCCGCACCGGGTGGCTTGAACTGTGCGGCGTCAACGATGTTGGGGCTGTTCGGGTTGACCGGCATTCCGGGCATGAATCCTTGCGCCATCCCCAGCAGGCCGCTGAACAAATCGCCGCCGCCCCCGGGGATCATGCTGCCAGCGCCATCCGCTTGACCGTACTTCGCTTGCGCCAACCCGCCGGCGAAGTTCGCCGCCCCGGTGATGCCCTTCCACAACCCGCCCTCGAACGGATTCTTGAACAGCGACCCGTCGAACCCGATGGCCTGCAGAATGCCGCCGAACAGGTCATTGCCGAGGGACTGGAAGTCGGAGGATCCGCCCTTGCCGCCGGCCTGGGCGGACTTGTTGTACTTGTCCTGCGCCACCGTCAAACCATCAATGGCGTCCTGATGCTCACGCTTCGCCTTCGCCACCGCATACTCGGCGGCTTCCATCTGCCTGTCAGTAGCAGTGCCCTTGGCGCGCAACTCATTCAACCGGCCCTCGGCCTGCTCCTGCGAATGCTGAGTGTCGTTGACCCGCTGCTGCGCGTTCCGCAACGAAAGGTCGCTTGACGTCAAACCACCGCTGGGATCGGTACCCATTCCGCCGTACATGGTTGATACCGGAGAACCCACCAAGTGGTATTTGTTTTCGAACTGCGGGTCCAGTGCGCCCTTGGCCTTGCCGCCGTAAAGCGTTCCATTGGCACCCGATTCAACGTTGACGCCGTTCAGCGTGCCGGCCATGTGTGATGACATTCCGCCGCCACCGTTATGCACACCGATGTTGAACACCGAACTTGGGTCATACCCCGGGGCGAAGCCGAGCTTCGAGAAGTCCGACTCCGTAGTAAACATCCGGGTCCCGGCAGGGAGCGGAGATCCGGTCAGTTGCTGGTAGATCGCAGACATGAAGCCGCTGCAGTCGAACAGTCCGTCTCCGTTCGGACCGCCGGTTCCACCGTAGGAGTACGGCTTCCCGCTCTGTGCAGCTGCGAACGCTATCGCGTTGTTGACATTGTCCGGAGTTGCGAGAATGCCTGACCCGGCCACTCCCGCGTTGGGATCTGCAGTGCCCGTGTAGGGAAGGTTCGGGGTGGATGACCCACCCTTGGTCTTGGGAGGTGGCGGCAACGGGACCGCGTACCCGCCATCGGGTATCGGGGGCAGCGCGGCCGTGGGCAGCGACGGCAAGGGGGTGGGTATCGACCCCGTGCTGCCGTCCCGGCGCCGGTACGTCCCCGGAGCCAACGTGGACGTGGTCGTCGGGTTGACCAACTGACGGCCGCCCTGCCCGCTCACCGCAGGGATCTGCGGAATGTTCACTCCGGGAAGCATGTCGGCGATCTTGATGGCTTCACGGATCGGCTGCAACGCCCGGTCGATCACTTGAGCGACGGTGTCGAACGCCGACGTTAGCGCCTGACCCACCTTCCCCGCGATCGACGAGATCGAGCCCAGCCCATCCTTGAGCACGCCGATGGCGCCGATGACCGGAACGAGAAACGGCGCCATCTTGGAGAACGCATCGTTCGTCCACTGCACCCCCTGAACGATCTTGGGCATCACGTTGGCTAGGCCATTGACGAAGTTGACGATGGTGGGCAGGATCTGCTGACCCGCAGGGGCCATCGACAGGAACGCCCGCCCGAGGTCCCAGGCGATCTGCCCCAACTGTTTGATCGTGTTCAGGCCATCACCGAGCCAGCGTTGGAGATCGCCGGATTGGCTTGCCTTGGTGATGAAGTCGGAGAACGCGTACGCCGCCTGCGTAGCCGCCGTGGCGATCTGAGGCAGCACACCCGACCCGGCAGCCATCAGGTCGGCGATGGCCTTCGTGAACGGAGCAGCGGCCGGCGCGAGGTTTTGGAACGCCTGCGTGACGTTGGCGAGGAACCCTTGGATGGATGCCTGCGTCTCCGGGGTCATCAACTGATTGGCCACCCCGGTGAACATCGTGTTGAACGCCGTCGCGATCCCCGTCGTGGCCTGCTGAATCGTCGGAAGATACTGATTCGCAAGACCGTTCAGCATCCCCCCGACGCCAGTGAACAGGGCATCCTGGGTGGCGTTCTTCAACCCTTGGAAAGCGGGAATCAGGGCCTGGATCGCCAGCGCCGCCTGCTGCGCCATCGGCGAAAGTGCCTGCAGCGCAGTCGCGAACTTCTCCGGATCGTTGATCGCGTCCAGGGCGTCACTGAACCCCATCGTCGCCAACTTCATCGTGCCCATCGCCGCCGCAACAGCGCCTCCGGCGGCGGGAAGCAACAGCAGCGACTGCGACGCCGACGCCGCAACCCCACCGAGCTCGATAAACGCGTCAGCGAGAACACCGGCTACCGCGATGCCGATCGCCGGTGTCTTCAGCGTCCCCTGCAGGGTTGCCATGAACGTATCGCCCGCCTGCTGACCCGCGTTCGCGAACTGAGGAACCAACGTCGAGACGATCGAGGTCCCAGCCTGCGCAAGGCGATCCTTATCCACGTCGACGTGCACCGTCGAATGCCGATCCCGCGCTACTTCACCGATCTCAGCCTTGGCTCTGTCGGTGTCGGCGTCTAGCTTGACCTTGACGTCACCGACGCCTTGCTCGATCTCGCGGCCCCATCGCCGACCGGCCTCGCGGGCGTCGTTGTCGAGGGACCGGAACACCTCCTTGATGCGGGGTGCCATCTTCGACAGCTCCGGCAGAACTGTCACGTAAACCTCGGCGATACCGGCCACTAGCGTTCTCCCTCAACTTTTTCTTTTTTCACGTCAACTGACCGTCGCTACCCGGCCGCCCGGCTTGCGCCTCGGCCGTTCCGGCCTCTCGCACGTCACGCCCCACACCGCCAACGACGCAGCGATGAGCACAGACGAGCTGAGTGCTTTTCTGTCCCAACCGAATGCCTGCCCACCCAACATCGGGCGTTGCTTCGCGGACAGCACTGCGCGCGTCAACTCGACCTGCCCGCGGTGCCGCAATGTGCCCTCGGTGACCGCATCCCAGAAGAGGCCGGCAGCGACGGCCATGTCACGGTGTCCGGTCACCGTGGGGCGGACCATCACCGCTTTCCAGTCGAGTTCGGCCAACACCCCGCGTTCGTCGATGACCACGGCCCGCACCTTCGCGGTGAGGTTGGCGTTCACCCACTGGGGCAGCCACGTCACGCCCTGATCCGTGACGTACCACTCGATATGCAGCCGGCCATCAGCACGAACAGCCGCGAGGCAGACCGTGGCCGCGTCACGCGACGGATGAGCATCCACGCCGATCGAAAGATCCCTGAATGGAACGGAATCCAGATCCTTCAATGACTCCCAAGAATCAGGGTCGAAGACCACCGTCCCGCCAGCCTTCGGCAGCCACATACTCAACCGCTCCGCGCGGAACTGATCAGACGGGAGGACCGCCCGGTCGTCGACGATCGCTTGAAGCGGGACACGGCCAGTGGCCACAGCAGGATTGACCCTCACCCACATGTCCTGGTCGTCAAGGTCAGAACCCCACTCTGCGACCCATTCCCACCACGCCAGACGAGGATTCAACCCGTCGTGAGCGGACGACCGCATCGTGGCGAACGCTTCAGAGTCATGCATCGGCCCCGGAGCCGTACCGAAGTACAGCGACTGTGCCCGCGGCCTCGAGAACACCGTCGGAGCCAACGCGCCCACTTCCGCAGCTGGCAAGTCCTCGGCTTCATCGACCACCAAGCGGTCCACCGACAGACCGCGGCCCGTGGACGCCGACCGCGTCGAAAACGAGATCCGCGCGCCGGTGTCCAGCTCGACGTACTCCGCGCCGATCATCTGCGAATGCCGTGCAACCCGCAGGGCGAGTTCGGGATAGGACTGGATTACCGACCACAGCCGACGAAACGCGTCGCTGGAGGTCTTCACGGCATGCGCGGTATGCAGGATCATCTCACCGAGCTGAAACAGCCCGAACAACTCGATTGCGAGGATGACCTGACCCTTGCCCGACTGTCGAGCCACGACGAGACCGGCCTGCGAAGCCGCCCAACCGCCGTCCGTCTCGCGGAGCAAGCCGCGAATGATGTCCATCTGCCACTCGTCCAGCAGGACGCCGTAGGCCATCGCGAGGTCGATGCAATCCTGGCCGGTCGTCTCATCACCGTCCGGGACGCGGAAGAACGTCGGCTCCGTAGTCATCTCGATCGACGTCACGAAGCACCTCGCTTCGCCCTGCGAGCAGCGATCTCATCGAGCTTCGACGTGCCCGACGAGGGCGCCAGACCACCCAGCGCGTTGAGGGTCATTCGGTACTCCCGAGACACCGACGAGAGGTCGCGCGGAGAAGTCTCGGGATCTTCCAGAACGCCCTCGAGCAAGCCTCGGAGTGCCTCGAGGCGCTCACGGTCGGTGCGCTGGTCAGCCATGGGACTTTGGGCCTCCAGATTGATCCGTATGCCAGCGGGGCGTCATCCGCAGACCCCCATACGGGACTCCGGGCAGGGGGGTCTGAGCGGTCATCCGAGCGCCCCTGAGTTGCGTCCTACGGTGCCGTCGGGGAGGTTGCTTCGCTTCCGATTGCAGACGTTGTGGGCGGGACGCAGGAGGTCGTAGTGGTCGGTG